GGACCGTGGCAAGAGTACCCGCAACGAATGCTCATGTATCGCGCGCGCGGGTTCGCCGGGCGCGATCTGTTTCCCGACGTCCTCAAAGGGATCGTCCCGGGCGAGGAAGTGATCGACGCGCCGCGCCCGGCCGCGCCGATGGTTCGGCGGATCTCGGACACCGCGCCCGTCGCGGTCAACGTCGTGACGCTCGCGCCCGCGACGATCGTCGAGGCCCGCGAATGCGCGATCCGTCTCGACGGCGGGATCGTGGTCGACCTCGACGACGACGCCCTCGTCGCGCTCGATCCGTATGTCGGGACGGCGACGCGGTTCGAGTTCACGGTCGAGCGGCGCCCGGGCGATCGCTGGCACGCGCGCACATGGCGCGAGGTCGAGGCCGCCGCCGTCGTCGACGAGGGGGCCGCCCATGCCTAACGACGATCGCCTCGTCGCGACCGTGCGTTGTAAATCGTGCGCGTGGCTGGCCGAATTCACGGGCGACGACGTCGCCGACATTGTCCCGTCGCTCGACCGGATCATCGCGCACCACATTCGCACCGAGCACCCCGACAACCTCCACCCGCCGATCGTTGTGCTCTCGCGCGAGGCGTAACCCATGGCCGCGAGCAACGATCGAAACCGGCGACTCGGGACGGCGTACCGACGATCCGAAACGGTCACGCATTGGATCCGATGGGACGATCCCGGCCGACGGGTTCGCCGCGCGTTGTGCGGCGCGCTCGTCTCCGTCAAAGATCACAGTAATCACCCGTCGTGCCCGGCGTGCGCGCTCGCCGTCGCCGAACGTGAGGCGTACGAACCATGACGCGCGGCCTCGTCTTTCACACGGATCCGCACCGTTACGAACTCGACGGCGAGATCGTCCCGAGCGTCACGCAAGTCTTGACGCGGGCCGGGTTGATCGATTTCTCCCATGTGCCCGGGTACGTGCGCGAGGCCGCGCTCGAACGCGGCCGGATCGTGCATTCGGCCGTGCACTTTTACAACGAGCGCGACCTCGACGTCGCCGAGTTCGCGCGCACGTTCCCGCAATATCTCGGGTACCTCGACGCGTGGATCGCGTTTCGTGAGCAACGCGCGTTTGCGCCGGTCCTCAACGAGCGGCGCGTCGCGTCGCGGCGGCACCGGATCGCCGGTACCCTCGATTGTCTCGGCGTGCTCGACGGCGTCGCCGTGTTGCTGGATTTCAAAACCGGCCGCCCGGGTGACGTCGCCGCCGATCTGCAAACGGCCGCGTATTTGTCGCTCGCGCTCGAATGGGCGGGCGAGACCTACGATCGCGACCTCACCGAATTTTTCGCGCGTCACGCGGTCGTCCGTCGGTACGGGGTCCAGCTTCGCGGCGACGGGACGTTTACGCTCGAACCGTACACGACCCCGACCGATTGGCGCGACTTCGCGACCCTCGTCGCCGCACAACAGATCGTCGACGCCCGTCGCGGCGGGATCGAGGTTGCCGCATGACGCCGGAACCGTCCCACGTCTCGATCGAACTCAACGAGGCCGAACAACGCCTCGTGTGCTACCTCGCGAAACAGCGCACGACGACGAACCGGGCCGCCGCCGTCCATAACGCGCGCCTCGGCCCGCAATCAGACGCCGAGACGGATCACCTCGGGATCGGCGGCGAGATTGCCTTCGCGAAACTGTTCAACCTGTACCCCGACCTGTCGATCGAACCTCGGCGCGGCGGCGCCGATTGTTCGGTCGGCCCGTTCGGCGTCGACGTCAAGACAACGCGGTACCCGAACGGTAAATTACTCGCGGTCGCGACAAAGGCGTTGCTCGCGCCCGACGCCGACGTGTACGCCCTCATGATCGCGCGGTTCCCGCGTTATGACTTTTGCGGGTTCGCGCGGCGCGGCGATCTGTTGCACCCGTCGCGCCTCACCGATCTCGGGCACGGGCCGACGTATGCGCTCGAACAAACCGAGTTACTCACCGCCGACGCGATCCAGTGGGGGGTTAGGTGACGCCGTCAACTGTGGATCTCAATCGGCCCGAGGCCGCGCGCCTCGTCGGTCTCGAACTCGAATCGACGGCCCTCTCGACCGTCGACCGGATGCGCGGATCGCTCGTGATCACCGATCGCGAATCGCTCGAACAGGTCACCGAGGACCGGGACGCCGTGTACGCGTTGATCAAGCGTGCCGAGGAATTCTTTCGACCGCTCAAGGCCCTCGCGCACCAATTACACGCGAACCTCTGCGCCCGCGAGAAAGAGATCCTCGACCCCTTGCGGGCCGTCGACCGCGAACAGGCCGACGCGATCCGCGTCTATCACGCGGCCGAGGAACGCGCCCGCCGCGCCCGCGAGGCCGAGGCCGCCGAGGCGCAACGCCGCGCGGACGAGGCCCGGGCGGCCGCCGCCGCCGCCGAGTATGAACGATCGGGCGAACACGAGACCGCCGCCGCCGTCCTCGCCGAGGCGATCGCCGCGCCGCCGCCGGTCGTCGTGATCCCCGACCCGAATCGCGACCTCGTGACGTTTACGCGCCGCTGGAAATGGAAGTACCTCGGCGGCCCGGCCGACGTCTCGAAAACGCCGCCCGAGATCGTGCGGCGCGCGCTCGCGATCCTCCCCGAGGAATTCAAAAAGGCCGACGAGACGAAAATCGGCGCGTATGCGCGTTCCATGAAAACGAGCGGCCGGATCCCGGGGATCGAGATCTACGCCGTCGACGAACCGAATCGGTAAAGGGGGGCCTCTATGCCGTGTCCGCATTGCGACGAACTCATACGCGCCGTCAACGAGGCCGAGCGGACACAACGCGACGTCGACGAGGCGGCCGCGAACACGATCGAGCCGTTGATCCAACTGTTAGCCGTGCAGCAAAACGCGATCGATATCCTCCGTGAGGTCCTCGAACAAATGCGCCGGACGTTGCGGCGCGACGGCCGATCGATCGCCGAAACCGCGCACTAAAGGCCCCGTTACCATGTGGTCGAAACTCGACGACGGCTTACTCGATCATCGGAAAGTGTTCCTCGCTGGCGACGCCCTCGGGCGCAACGGGCCGGGCCTTGTGATCGGGATGTACGCGATCGCCCTCATGTGGACAAACAAGCAACTAACCGACGGATTTTTACCCATGGGCGTCGTACGCACGCTCGGCCATTTCGACAAACCGCTCGCCGTCGCCGAGGCCCTCGTCGCGGCGGGCCTGTTCGAGACGGCGGCGGGCGGGTACCGGATACACGATTTCCACGATTACAACCCGGCCGCCGTCGAGGCCAAATCACACCGGCAACATGTGAGCGCGGCGCGCGCAAAGGCCGGGATTAACGGTGCCCGGGCACGATGGCAAAAGCCATAGCAACGCGATAGCAAACGCGATAGCAAAACCGATCGCAAAACAGGCGGCGGCGAGAAAGCAAACGGGTAACAAACGTGCTGACAACCGCATGGCAAACCGATGGCCCCGTACCCGTACCCGAGTACTTAAGTCTTTTGTACTTTGTACCTTTTAGAACGCGCCGCGCAAAACCCGCGCGGCGAAATGCTCAATGAAAACGCACAAACACGAATACGAGGACCCGCACGGCGCGCATGTTCGGTTGCTCGTGCGCGTGCTCGACGCGCTCGTCGCGGCGAACCCGTTTCACGATTACGCCGAGGTCGCCGAGGCCCTTAAAACCCGCTGCGCGCGCCTCAAGATTACGTACGACGCGGGCCTCGTGTCCGAGGCGATCGCGCGCCTCGAATGCGGCGGCCGTCGGCCGATCGTTCCGCCCCTCGTTGCGCGTCGGCGCGTGCTTGTCGAGCGGCCGATCGACCCCGACCCGATCGACAAAGCGACGGCCGCGCGGATCGTCGAGACCCTTGGGGATCGCCGATGAGTACGCGCACATGGATCCGCGCGGCGGTCCCGACACATTGCGGGCGTTGCGGGGATGTGATCCCGAAAGCGGCGCCCGTGCTCGTGATCGAATTCGCGCGCGGCGGCCGTCATGCGTTGCGGTTTTTCCGCTGTGCCGAATGCGACGGTCCCGCGCCGCCCGATCTCCCGCCATTCGTCGAGCGGGTCAACACGATCGCGCCGTCGGCGTTGCACCGGGTCGGATCGTTGTTGCCGTTCGGTCCCGCGCCCGTCGACCCACAGATCGTCGATTGGAAAACACGCGCGGCCGAGGGCGAGCGCGAACCGGGCGAGGAAGGGTAAACCCATGGCGGATCGACGACCGCGTAAGACGGCCCTCGACAAGGCGATCGAAAACGTCGAGGGGAAAATCGCCGCGTTGCAGTCCGAGATCAAGGCGCTCGAACTCGCGCGGCAACATTTGATCGACTCGCGCGCGAGCATTCGCGCGGCGATTCACGGCGAGGAAGGTTGATCCATGTACGTCGACGTGCGCGCGTTTCATAAACCGCTATTCGACGCGGGTCTCGTGCCCGAACACTGTCGCGTACTCGATATTTCGATCGGGGTTAACGGCGGCCTCATGGTTCGGTACGCGGTCTTTCTCACGCCCGCGCAACTCGTCGCCCTCGGCGGCGTGTTTCAACAAGTCGGCGCGGAGGCCGGACGCGAGGGCCGCGTCGAGGTCGAGGACGAGGACGGGAACGCGTGATCGAGTTGGCGCGGGCGATCGTTCGGGGTTCGGCCTGTTGGCGTGCTCTCGCAATCCCGCGAGGGTCAGGGGTACAGGTCGGGCCGCTGTGAACGGGCGATCGCCCGCGTCGAGTAGTCACATGAGAAAGAAACACAACCTCGCCGACGGCGTCACGAACTACCGCGATCAAACCGCCCGCTATGCGCCCGGCGACGTGCAGTACACGATCGATCTGACCGACGACGAGGTCGAGGCCCTCGCGAGCGGCCGCACGCCGCGCCGCGTCACCGAACGCGCGTACGCCATGCTCTCGTGGAAACGCGAGGCCGCGCAAGATTGGGGATCGTTTTCATGACGCTCGCGTTCCGCGTGTACGGCGTCCCGCTCGCGAAGGGTAACCTGCGCCCGATGATCCGCGAGAACAAACGCGGGATGAAAATTGCGATCGCGACCGAAAGTAATCGCAACGTCAAGGGGTGGCAGCAATTGATCGCCGAGGGCGCGAGCCGGGCGATCGGCGCGATGCCCGAGGACGAACGCACGATGATCGCGTATGGCGCCCGGGTCTCGATCGCGTTCTACTTGCCGCGTCCACAGAAACTTAATAAACGCGGCGTGTTTGTCGCGCATTGCACGGCGCCCGACGTCGACAAGCTCGCGCGCGCGGTCCTCGACGCCCTCACCGCCGTCGCGTTCGGCGACGACAAGCAGGTCACCGAACTCGTCGCCGCGAAGTATTACGCCGAGGTCGGCGGCCCGCCGTATGTCGAGATTCGCGTCGAGGCCGCGCCCGTGCCTGCGGTCGTCGGGCCGCCCGTGTTGCGCGCCGCGTTGCCGTTGTTCGAGGCCGACGAGGACGCCGAACGGCGACAACCCGGTCGACCCGCGCGGCCCGCCGAGGCGATGCCGTGAGATTCCGCCCGCGTTCCCCCTACCGTGACGGCGTCGGCGCGCAACGCTGCAACGGGTGTTTACGACTCTGGATCAATTGCGCGTGCGAAAGGGACTATATGAGGTTTTTCGATGAGGACGCGATCGGGTGTTACCTCGACGACATTGGGCACCGTGTCGAGAAAACGCGAGACGGCAAGGAGATCAAGGTTGTTGATCTCACGTTGCGGGTCCAGCCGTTTACCGTGGAACTCGCGGCCGCCGTCGACGCCGACGTGCGATCGTTGTTGTTCACGATGAGCGAGGCGTTACCGAAACAGAAACTCAAGGCGATCCATTTCAATCTGCCCGTTCCGCGACAAGCGATCGTGGTGCAGATCGCGCCCGGCGAAACGATCGGGGCGATCATGTTGGCCGACGCCGAGATCACCGGCCCGCGCGCGCGCGTCGAGAAAGGCGTCGACGGGTACGGGTTCGTGTTTTACGCCTCGTTCGGTCCCGTCGGCCGCGATCAACTCGACTACCTCGTCGCGTGGCATACACAGCAACGGTTTTTGACGTTCCACCCGCAGGAACCCGTACTGGATTTCGTCGGCGCGAATGAGGCCGACGTCGCCGTCGCGCCGCCGCGCCCTGGTCGCAAGGCCGCGCACGACGCCGCGCACTGAGGGCCGCCGTGCCGAGGGTTCGCCGCGCCGCGCCGCTCGTGTTCGAGGATGGGTTTCTACCCTTACCCGACCTTGCCACGTACAGCGGGATCGCCGAACGCACGTTAGAGCAACACATGCGCGACGCCGTGCACCCGTTGCCGTACTACAAGATCGGCGGCCGCGTCCTCGTCAAGCGTTCCGAGTTCGACGAGTGGGCGAAGGCGTTCCGAGTCCACAACGAGCCGAAAGATTTCGACGCGATGCTTGACGCTATGGTGCACCGCTGATGTACGCGAAAGATACGCACGTTCCTGTCTCGCAGTCTCGCAGTGAGATCGAGCGACTCCTCGCGCGCGCGAAGGCGCGGCAGTTTGCGACCGGCGTCGATTACGACAAACGGATCGCGCGCGTGACGTTCGGCCTACACGATCGCCTCGTGCGGTTCACGATCGCGTTACCCGATCCGGGTCGTCTCCGTGGCGATCGGTACGAGAAGGCCGAGCGGCAGCGTTGGCGCGCGTTGTTGCTCGTGCTGAAAGCGAAACTCGAATCGGTCGAGAATGCGATCGAGACGTTCGAGGAAGCGTTTCTTGCGAATATCGTGATGCCGAACGATCAAACGATGGCCGAGATCGCGCGCCCGTGGATCGCCGAATCGTACGAAACCAAACGCATGCCCCGACAACTCGGGACCGGCGATCCTGAACCGTGAAGTACTGCGCGGATCCGACGTGCGGCGAACGCGTCGCCCGTGGGTACTGTGCCCAACACGCGCGCGAGCGGGAACGCGCCCGAGGATCCCAACGTGCCCGAGGCTATACCCGACGGTGGGAGAAACGGGCCGCGTTGTTCCGTGCACGGTACCCGTTGTGCGGGATGCGACCCGAGGGTCGGGCGCCCGTCATGAGTCAGTGTTACGACGAGGGGCGAGTTACCCCCGCCTATCAGGTCGACCATGTGGTACCACACCGTGGAAATTTGGAATTGTTTTGGGACGAGTTGAACAATTGGCAGTCGCTGTGTGCGGCGTGCGGATCCCGCAAATCCGCCAGAGGGCTTTAACCGGATCCGCCGCCGATCGCCCGAGACCCGGATCCCCGACCATGGTCGCAAGGCAGGGGGGGGCCGAAACCGTTTAGCTTGCAAGCCGTCTGGTAACCGCCCGGCAGTCATTTACGCATGATCGGATTTTTGAAATTTCCGGGGAAAAACACATGAGGGGCCGAAAACCGACGCCCGCCGACGTGAAACGCATGAACGGCAACCCGGGACGGCGGCCGATCAACGACCGGGAACCCCAGTACGAGCGAATCGACCCGACGACGCCCGAGGAACTCACCGATCCGACGGCCCGGGCCGAGTGGCAACGCCTCGCGCCGTCTCTGAGTGCCCGAGGGCACGCGACGACGGTCGACCGCTCAACGTTGATCGCGTACTGCCTGAAGTATGCGCAATGGATCAAGCTCGAAACGGCGGCGGCCTCGGGCGAGTTTTTGATCGCCGGGAAACCGAACCCGTTGATCCACATGGCGAACAAGGCGTACGCGTTGTTCCTCCGCGCCGCGATTGAGTTGGGCGTTACGCCGTCGCAACGGCCGCGCGTCTCGACGATCGGCGGGTCGACCGGCCCCGAGCAGGTCGACGCGTTTACCGAGTTCCAGCGTTCCCGGCCGCCCCGGATCGCCCGCGTGAAGTGATTCACCGGGTCCACGCGTACGCCCGCGACGTGTTGCGCGGGCGGATCGTCGTCGGGCCGCTCGTCGCCCTCGCCTGTGAGCGGCACGAGCGCGACCGCCGCGACGGGCCGAAACGCGGGATCACGTTCAACGCCGCCGCCGCCGATCACACGATCGAATTTATCGAGCGTTGGTGTCGACTGCCCGACACGGCCGACGCGAACGGCGATCCGCGCGTCTTTACCCTCGAACCATGGCAAGCGTTTATCGTCGGATCGTTGTTCGGGTGGATGCTCGCGCGCGGGCACCGTCGATTCCGCAACGCGTATATTGAGGTCGGCAAGGGCAACGGCAAGACGCCGCTACTCGCGGCGATCGGGTTGTACGGCCTCACGATGGACGGACAGATCGCGCCGCAAATTTACGCGGCCGCCGCCGATCGCGATCAAGCGATGGTCATGTACCGCGACGCCGTGCGCATGGTCGACGCGTCGCCCGCGCTCGCCGCGCGCATTCAAAAGGCCGGGATTCAACAGGTTCACAACATGAGTTACGGCCTCGGGTTTTTCCGGCCGTTCTCGCGCGAGCAATCCGCCAAGTCGGGCACCCGGCCGCACATGGGATTGATCGACGAGTTGCACGAGCACCCGAACGCCGAAACCGTGAACAAGATCCGCGCGGGCGCGAAAGGGAACCTCGACGCGATGTTCCCCGAGATCACGAACTCGGGATCGGATCGCACGTCGATTTGTTTTCAGCACCACGAACATAGTCGGCACGTCCTCGACGGGACGGTCGAGGACGATCGTTGGTTCGCGTACGTGTGCGGCCTCGCCGAGGGCGAGAACCCGCTCGACGATGAGACGTGCTGGATCAAGGCGAACCCGAACCTCGGGATTTCGATTCAACGCGAGTACCTGCAAGATCAAGTGTCGGCCGCGCGCAATATCCCCGGGGAAACCAACACGGTTCTCCGTCTCAATTTTTGCGTGTGGACGCAGCAACACACGCGCGCGATCGATATGGACGCGTGGCGGGGTTGCGAACCGCCGCCGCCCGACGACGCCCTCGTCGGCGTGCCGTGTTTCGGCGGCCTCGATCTCGGGATGTCCGACGACTTTACCGCGTGGATCCGAATCTGGCCCCTCGACGACGGGCGCGTCGTCGTCAAGGCGCGGTACTGGTTGCCCGAGATCGCGCTCACGAAATACCCGCACCGGCCGTATAGCCAATGGAAACGGCGCGGGTTGCTCGCGGTCACCGAGGGGTTAACCACCGATTACGACACGGTCGAGCGGGCGGTCGCCGAGGATTGTCACCGGGACGGCGTGCGATCGGTCGCGTATGACAAGCGGTTTGCCGAGCAACTCGCGCAACACTTGATCGGCGAGGGGATCGACATGATCGATCAACCGCAAGGGTTTCAACTCACCGAGGCGATCCGGCGGAAAGGCGAACTCGTCGCCGCGCGGGTCCTCTGTCACGGCGGCGACGAGATCCTCGCGTGGATGGCCGCGAACTACGTGATCCGACATGGGTTGCGCGGCGATTACCGGCCGGATAAGGACAAGGCCGCCGACAAGATCGACGGGCAAGTCGCGCTCGACATGGCCCTCGCGATCTGGATTCGACAACCGAACACGCCGCCGCCCGCGTATCAGGTTCTCGTATTCGGGGGCCGCCCATGACGAAACGCAAACCGGGTCGGCCGTCGCTCGACGAGGCCGATCGCACGGTCGCGTACACGTTACGGATCCCCGGGCGCGATTTCGATCAAGCGAACACGCGCGCCCGGGACGAGCGGTTGACGTTGCCCGAGTGGATGCGCCGCGCGCTCCGTACGGCCGCCGAACGCGACCCGCCGAAATGAATTCTCGTACTCTTAAATAGGTACCCCGCGCGCGCGCGCGCACGCTATCGAGTCAAATGCTCGACCGCGCGTACGCCGTGTTGCACGTCAAGGCGATCGATGCCGAGCAACGCACGATCGCCGGGATCGCCTCGACGCCCGAACCCGATCGCATGGGCGACGTCGTCGACCCCCTCGGGATTTCCTTTAAAAACCCCCTCCCGTTGTTGCTCTATCACGACGCGAAAAAACCCGTCGGCCGCGTCACGTTTCAGAACCCGACGGCCGACGGCCTCGCGTTTATGGCGACGTTGCCGACGGTCGAGGACCCGGGCACGTTGCGCGATCGCGTCGACGAGGCGTGGCAGTCGATCAAGGCGGGCCTGCTCGCGGGGGTCTCGATCGGATTCCGCGCGATCGGGGCGCCCGAGTTCAATAAAGCGACGGGCGGGTTTCGGTTCGCCAAATCGGAGATCCTCGAACTCTCGCTCGTGACGATCCCCGCGAATGCGGGGGCGTCGATTCAGTCGATCAAGTCGCTCGATCTGGCCGCGTCGGGCCGCCACTCGTCCCGCGATCGGGACCCCATCCCAATCGTCCGCGTCGACAAGGGCGCGGCCCCAATGGAACAGAAAACGATCAACGAACAGATCGGCAGCTACGAAAACACGCGCGCCGCGAAACACGGCCGCATGACCGCGATTATGGAAAAGTCGGGGGCGGCGGGCGTCACGCTCGACGCGACCGAAACCGAGGAATACGACGGCCTCGCCGCCGAGATCAAAGCGATCGACGCGCACCTCGTGCGGCTGCACGCGCTCGAAACGACGACGATCGCGAAAGCGACGCCGGTCGTGAGCACGCCGTCGCCGGTCGCCGCGAGCGAGGCGCGCGGCGGGATCCCCGTGATCCAAGTGCGATCGCTCTTGCCGAAAGGCACCGGGTTTGTGCGGTACGTGCAGGGTCTCGCGGCGTGCAAGGGCAATTTGATGCAGGCCCTCGAATACGCGAAACGATGGGACGACTCGACGCCCGAGGTCGGTCTCGTGTTTAAGGCGGCCGTCGCGGCCGGGACGACGACCGACGCCACATGGGCGGGACCGCTCGCGCCGCTCATGCCGCTAACAAGTGAGTTCCTCGAACTCTTGCGGCCCGCGACGATCCTCGGCAAGGTTCCCGGGTTTCGGCAAGTGCCGTTCAACGTAACGATCGCGTCGCAAACCGGCGGCGGTACCTATCAGTGGGTCGGGCAAGGCGCGCCAAAACCTGTCGGCAAACTGCAATTCGGATCGGTCTCGCTCACGATCACGAAATGCGCGGGGATCGTCGTGATTACGCTCGAACTCGCGCGCACGTCGACGCCGTCGGCCGAGGCCGTTATTCGGCAAGACATGATCAACGGGATCGCGGCGTTCCTCGACGTCGAGTTTACCGATCCGACTAAGGCGCCCGTGGCGGGGGTCTCGCCGGGATCCGTGACGAACGGCGTCACCCCGATCACGACGGCGGGCACGTCGCCCGCGAACGCGAGGACGGATATACAGGCCCTCGCGAATGCGATGGTTGCCGCGAACATTCCGATCGGCGGCGCCGTGTTGCTGATGTCCTCGACAAACGCGCTCGCCCTCTCGAACGCGCTCAACGCCCTCGGGCAACCGTTGTTCCCCTCGCTCGGGTTGGACGGCGGCACGGTCATGGGCGGGATCCGCGTGATCACGTCGCAAGCCATGGGCACGACGGTTGCGCTCGTGCAACCCGACGCGATTCTGTACGCCGACGACGGCGGCGTGACGATCGACGTGAGTCAAGAGGCGTCGGTACAGATGGATTCGGCGCCCGACAACCCCGCCCTCGCGACGACCGTCTTGACGTCGCTATGGCAAAACAACCTCGTCGGCCTGCGGGCCGAGCGGTTCATTAACTGGAAAAAGGCGCGCGCGGGATGTGTCCAGTACACGGTCGCGACGTACACGGCGTAAGCCTCGACAACGATCCGGCCCGGGTCATGACCGTGATCCGGGCCGGATATTTCGACGGGCGGTACGCACAACCCGGCGACGTGATCGAGGTCGCCGCGATGCTCGTCGACTCGCTCACTCAATCGGGATTCGCCGTCGTGCGCGAGGACGATCCCCCGCTGCAACGACGCCGCAAGTAAGGGGCCACACATGGGCGACTCGGCCGACGTGACCGCGCGTTGTTACCACACGGAATACGGCAACGCGCACGCCGAGGGCGAGCGGTACAGCGTCACCGATCCGGCGTTGCTCGAAACCCTGCGGGGGATCGGGTTCGTCTCGATCGAGGGGTGGACGCCGCCGGTCGTCTCGGCGTTGACCCCCTCGACGGTCGTCGTCGGGGCCGCCGCGTTTACGTTACATGTGATCGGATCGGGGTTCGCCGAGGGCGACGTCGTGCAATGGGACGGCGCGCCCGTCGCCACGACGTTCGTCTCGGACACCGAACTCACGACGCCGATCGCCTCGCCGACGAGTGCGGCCTCGATCGCCGTCGCCGTGCAAGGGGCGGGCGGTCTCAGTAACGCGCTCACGTTCCCGATCACGGCCGCCCGGTAATGGCAACCCTCGGCGCGACGATCCTCGGGCGGCGCTTGGAACTCACCGTGAAACAGGCGACGCCGCCGCTGCAAGACGTCGGCGGCCGGTCGAATGGTTGGTGGCCGATCGTCGTCCGCGAACCGTTTACGGGCGCGTGGCAAGTCAATATGGAAGCGCGGCGCGACGTCGCGCTCACGTACTTCGCCGTATTCGCGTGCGTCACGTTGATCGCCTCGGATATCGGCAAGCTCACGTTACAGCTACTCGCGCAAACCGCCGACGGCACATGGGAAGAAACCGACAGCCCGGCGTTTTCGCCCGTCCTCCGCAAACCGAACCGCTACCAGACGACGCACAAATTTGTCGAGCAATGGATCACGTCCAAGCTCGTATGGGGGAACACGTACGTCCTCAAGCAACGCGATCAACGCGGCGTCGTCGTCGCGTTGTACGTGCTCGACCCCGCGCGCGTGCGGCCGCTCGTCGCGCCCGACGGCGGCGTGTATTACGAACTCAGTCGCGACAACCTCGGGGGCGATCTCGCGGGCCTCGGCGTCACGAGTATCACCGTGCCCGCGCGCGAGATCATCCACGACACGATGATCTGTTTGTTTCACCCGCTCGTCGGGATCTCGCCGATCTACGCGTGCGGCCTCGCCGCGATGCAGGGTCTTGCGATTCAAACCAACTCGTCGCAATTTTTCGCGAACGGCAGCAACCCGGGCGGCGTGCTCACGGCGCCGGGCGCGATCAACGACGAGACCGCCGCGCGCCTCAAAGCGTATTGGGATACGAATTTCACGGGCGCGAACGTCGGGAAAGTCGCCGTCCTCGGCGACGGTCTCAAGTACGAGGCGATGATCATTAACCCCGTCGACGCGCAATTGATCGAGCAATTGAAATGGACGGGGGAAACCGTCTGCTCGTGTTTCCACGTTCCCTCGTTCATGATCGGTCTCGGGGTCGCGCCCCACTTCGCGACCGGCGTCGAGCCGTTGTTGCAACTCTATTACTCGCAGTGTTTGCAGTCCCTGCTCACGAATTTCGAGCAACTGTACGACGAGGGCGTCGGCCTCGCCGATCCGATCAACGGGAAACAGTACGGCGTCGCGTTCGATATCGACGATCTCGTGTGGATGGACACGGCGACGAAAACGAAGGCCGCCGCCGACGCGATCGGCGCGGGCGCGATCTCGCCCGATGAGGCCCGCTGGAAGTACTTCGGCCTCGGCCCGGTCACGGGCGGCGACACGCCGTACATGCAACAGCAAATGTTTTCGCTCAAGGCCCTCGCGCAACGGGACGCCGCCGATCCGTTCGCGAAACCCGCGCCCGCGCCGATGGCCGCGCCCGCCGCCGCCGCCGCGCCGACGCCCTCGGGCGAACCCGTCAAACATATCGACGTCGTCGTCGCCGCGCTCCTCGAACGCGCCCTACAGGTTGCCGCATGACGGCCGACGAACTCGGGCAAGTCGTCGCCGGGATCGCGCCGATTATCCGGTCGTACGTCGCGCAACAAATCGCGACGGCCTCGGCCGAGTTCGCCGCGCGCCTCGTGACCTGCGAGACCTCGCTCGGGATCCGGGTCGCCGCCCTTGAGGCCGCGCCCGCCGCCCGGGACGGCCGCGACGGCCGCGACGGGACCGACGGCGCGCCCGGGACGCCGGGCCTCGACGGCCTCGGGTTCGGCGATCTCGAGATCGTGCACGACGGCGAACGCCGGATCACCGTGCGCGCGGTCGCGGGCGATCGCGCGAAGGATCTCGGGACGGTCGCGTTCCCCTGTGAGATTTACCGCGACGTGTGGACGCCGGGCCGCACCTATGAGCGCGGCGACTGCGTGACGTGGTCGGGATCCGAGTGGCACGCGAACACGACGACGACCGCGAAACCCGGCGACGGATCGCCGACGTGGACGCTCAAGGTCAAACGCGGCCGCGACGGCCGCGACGCGCCCGCGCTCGCGCTCGCGGAGGTTCGGTAATGCCCGTCGACCTCGTCGCCGTCAAACGACACTTGCAACTCCCGGCCGCCGACGCCGATCCCGATACCGACGCCGATCTCGGGGCCAAGCTCGCGCAAGCCGAGGCGATCATTCTCGATTACCTCAAGGCCGCCGAACGGCCCTCGACGGGGGCGGCGGCCGCGATCGTCGACGCCGCCGTGTTGCTACAGGTCGGCGAGTTGTGGCGGTTTCGCGGCGACGATCCGAGTAGCGATTCGGCGCCGACGACGCCCGGCGATCTCCACCCGACGATCACCAACTTGTTACGCCGGTTGCGGGATCCGGCGTTCGCGTGAGGGCGACGTCGACCGCCGATCGGCGCGAACCGGCCGGGCGGCGGATCCATTTGGTGACGCTACAAAACCCCGGCGTGCCCGTACCCGACGGCGACGGCGGCACGGTCGCGACGTGGACGGATCTGGCGCCCTCGGCCGTCATGGCGGCGATCGGCCCGGCGTCGGTTCGCGATCTCGAACGCCTCGCGGCGGGCACCGTGATTACACAGGCCACGCATGTGATCACGATCCCCTATCACCCGCAAGTCACGACGGCCGCGCGCGTGCTCTTTCGCGGCCGGTCGTTTTCGCTCGTGAGCGTCGTGAACCCGGGCGAACGAAATATTCAACTCGTGTGCTTGGGCGTCGAGGTCGTCGGGTAATGCCCGTGACGTTCAAGGTCGACGGCCTCACCGAACTCGCGGATCAACTCGCGCACTTGCCCGAGGCGTTACAGGCCGAGGCGCGCGCGATCGTCGAGCGGCGGGCGGCGTCCGCGATGGCCCGCATTCGCGCGGCGTACCCGCAACGCACGGGCGACGGCAAGAAAAGTTTACGCAACCGTCTCAAGCTCACGACGGAAGAAACGAACGTCTCGGCGAGTGCGGTTGTGAAAAACCTGTCGCCGCTCGCGGCGATCTTTGAATTCGGGACACAGGCCCGGCATAAGGCCCTCGGCGCGAGCACGGGCGCGATGCCCGCCGGGCACGTCTTTATCCCGATCACCGTCGAGGAACGGCGCGCGATGTACGAGGTCGACTTTCGCGCGTTGCTCGTGAAGGCGGGCCTCGTGGTCGAGGGAAACGCGTAATGGCCGATTCCTCCGATATCGACGCCGCGTTGATCGCCGTGTTGCAAAACGATCCGACGCTCAAGGCGGCGATGCCCGACGGCGTGTTTTTCGGATTGGCGGGCCTCTCGATCGCGACCGGGAAAAACGCAACGCGGTTCGTGCTCGTGTCGATCATGGACAACGTCGACCGCGCCGTGTTCGGCGGCCGCGCGATCGAAAGCGTGTTGTATCTCGTGCAAGCCGTGTCGTTAAGCGGCGACTCGAAAGGCGCGGCCGCGCGGATCGATCAACTCCTCGAAGATCACCCGCTCACCGTCGCCGGGTATACGTGGATGTCGAGCGCGCGGGAGCAACGCGTGCGGGAAATGGAACGCGACGACGTCGACGCGTCGATCGTGTGGACCCATCGCGGCGGGATGTACCGGATCGAGATGAGCGTCGACGCGGCGAGCGTCGCCGCATGAAAGGGGGCCGAACGTGATCAAGAGTGGGCGCGACGGACAAATTCTGTACGACCCGACGGGCGCGGGACCCGGCGTACTCATCGTTTCCATGAACGGCTGGAAACTCTCACAGAAAACCGACAAGACGAACGTAACGTGTTTCGGCGACACGAACAAAGTCTACGTACCCGGGTTACCGGATATCTCGGGCACGCTCAAGGGATTTTGGAATTCCGTCGAGCGAACGATTTTCGAGGCCGCACAAGCCACGGTACCGGGTCTGCTCGAACTCGTGCCGAACTCCACCGAGCCGACGTTCAAATGGTCGGGCCTCGCGTATCTCAACGCCGACATTGATACGAACGTGGACGGCGCGCCGACGGTCGCGGGCGAGTTCATGGCGGCCGGTCCGTGGACGATGGAACCGCCGCCCGGGCCGTGATCGATGTTCGTGAACGGGTTGCGGTTGCGCGGGTCGGGCGCGTCGATCCTGTGGGGATCGAATGCGATCCCGGCCGCCGTCCTCGCGAAGTGGGCGATCACGAAAGGCAAGCAACCCGCCGACGAGTGGACGCTCGCCGCCGTCCTCGGCCCGGGCGGCGTCGACGCGTTCAAGATTCGGCAATCGCGGTTGTACTTTACCGCGCCGCGCCTCGGCGGGTTTTGGATGTGGCCCGTTCGCGCGGGCACCGTGCAAATCGGGACCGCCGAGATCCGCGCGCGCCTCGGGCCGCCGGAACAATGAAAGGACCGTATGCGATCGCGAGTTGTGATCCCCGAGACGCGGCGGATCGAGATCTCAGACGGGGATTGGTTGCTCGTGCGGAAACGCTTGACGCACGGCGAAACCACCGAGGCCGTCAAGCGGCGGTTTTTCACAGGCGCCGACGGCGTGCCCCGGATCGATCCGATCGCGATGCAACACGCGCAAGTCATTGCGTACCTCGTCGATTGGTCGCTCACGTCGCCCGACGGCGACAAGATCGAGATACGCGGCGAGTCGGCCGACTACGTCGAGGCCGCGCTCAACTCGTTCGACGACGAGACGGTCACCGAGATCCTCACGGCGATCCGCGATCACGAAACCGCGATGATCGCGGCCCGCACGGAAGAAAAAAAAACGATCCCGAGTGGCGCGAGCGAATCGTTTCCGATCTCCTCGTCGCCCGTACCTGCGGGTGGCGGTACGAGTGGGTCCGTGAATTAGACGCCGAAGTATTCCGCGTGCTCGTCGAGGAACTCAACGCCGAAGCGCGCGCCCGCGAGTAACTCCCTATGGCAATGACGGGTCGGTTTGACGCCAATTTTGCCAGCTTCTATGAGGCTGTCGACAAGGCCGTCGTACAACTCAAGGGATTCGACGCGGCAACGGGCACGGTCTCGACCTCGCTCTCGCGCATGGTCGATCAATTTTCGGGGCGGCAGATCATCACCGAGGCGACGCTTATCGCGAAAGCCCTCGACGATGTCGGCGGCGTCGCCCGCGTGACAAATTCCGAACTCCAGAAAATCGGCCCGACGATGAGCGAGGCCGCCGAGAAATTGCGCGCGTACGGGCAAGACGTCCCCGCGAATATCCAGAAGTACGCCAACGCCGCCGAACAGGCGACGAACGCGACGACGTCATGGTCGGAAGCGACGAGTACGTTTACGGGGGTCCTCGGGGCGTTGGGGATTCAGACGAGCGTCGGCGCGCTCGTGAACTACGCAAAGGAGATCGTCGCGACGGCCGAGCACCTCGACAAGCTCAACGCGAAAACCGGGATCGCCGTCGAGACGTTGCAACGGTTCGAGGTCGCGGGCAATATCGCGGGCAACTCGCTCGACGAAATTTCGGCGGCCGCGCTCAAGCTCACCGAAAACGTCGCCGAGGGCAAATCGTCGACGGTCAACGCGCTCGCGCAACTCGGGATCAAGGCCGACGAGTTCGCGCACCTCTCGATCGAGCAGAAATTCGACGCGGTCGCCGAGGCGATCAAACGGATCCCCGACCCGACCGATCAAGTCACGATCGCGCTCGACCTCATGGGGCAAGCGGGCGTACGCGTGTTGCCGACGCTCAAGTCAGATATCGACGGCGTGAGTAAGTCGGTCGGGACCATGTCGGCCGATACCGTCTCGGCGTTCGCGACCATGTCGGCCGAAATGACGAAACACGCCGCGAACCTCAAGGCAGAGGTCGGCAACGTCCTCATTGCCTTGTTCGGCGGGTGGACGGCGGGCGAGCGGGCCGCCAAGGCCCTCAACGATTCACTCAAACCGATCGGCGAGACGACGTTACCCGGGATCACGACGGCGTTTATGAACATGATCCCGAACGCGATCCCGAGCGAGGTCGACGAACTCAATAACAAGATCGACGCGAGCGCGATCGCCGCTCGACAGGCCGCGAGCGATACCGCCATGTGGGCGAAGGTACTCGGCGACCTGCACGAGACGACCTTTAAGCTTGCGATGGATCACGAGAAACAATGGCGCGAGGAAACCGAGAAGGATCTCAAGGCGCACAATCAAGCCGTGGTCGACGGCCTCAATCAAACGCAGTCGGCACAGGCGAAGTACTTCGATTACCTCGATAAGGCGACCCTCGACTCGTCCGACTACCAGATCAAAAAAATTTGGGAACGGGTCAACGCCGAGGAACTCGCGTTTAAGGGCACCGAGGATCAACGTGCGCGGTACAACGCGATCGTCGAGGCGCAAGCCGACGCCGAGACGGCGGCGATCGTCGCCGCCCTCGACAAACAGGCGGCGGCAACCGAAGCCGCGATGGACAAAGAGATCGCCGCGATCAAACGAACGAACGAGGGGTATTACGCGCAACTTGACGCGATCATGCAAATCACCGAGGCCGCGAACGCCGCGAGCGGCACCGGGCCGACGGGCGCCGTCGTCGGGCACCGGCCCGGCGAGCCGGGATCGGAATTGCACGCGGGCGCGGATATTCCGAACGGCGGTACGAATTGGGGATCGCCGTCGGGCGTCGCGGGGTCGTTTGTCGGGTCGACGATCGAGGCGCGCCTTAAGGCCCTCGCCGACGAAATGGCGCGGTACCCGAATACGCCGATCAACGTCTCGAACCTGTTCGCCGGGTTAACAGGATTCGGCGAGGGCGGATCGGGGGATTTCGGATCGGGTACGCCGGTTATGTTGCACGGCCGCGAGGCGATCGTGCCGCTCGACAAGGGCGGATCCGATTTGCGGTACGGCGGATCGGCCGGGACCTCGGGCGGCGTGCTCAACCTCACGATCAACGTGACGCAACCCCTCGGGACCCCCGAGGCGATCGCCCGCGCCGTCGGCGACGCGCAAATCGCGTTACTCAAGGGGCAAGGCGTGCGCTTGCCGTACGGCGCGTAACGTGAAACTCACGATCGCCCGCTCGGGCCTCGCGCGTGCGAACGCGTGCCGATCCGCGTACCCGCCGTTCAAGGGGGCACGGGCGAAACTGTTCGCCCTCTCGGGCGTCGCCCGGTCGGGCGCGACGCGCGCGAACTACACGAGTAACCGCGTCTTTATCGCCGTCGGCGGCGTGCAGGTCGGGGCCGTGCGACCCGGCCCGGGCGTCGGCGTGTTGATCGACTCGCTCACGATCACCGATCAATTAAGCTCGACGCCGACGACGGGCGCCTTCACCGCGCGCGGGTGGGTCCCGGTCGACGGGGCCGACGTCGTGATCACGCTAGGATCGATCAACAACACGCGCCGCGCGTTCGGCGGCACCATTCTGCACACGCGTCACCGATACGTCGGCGACAAGCCCGTCGCCGCGAACATGGTGTACGACTGCGCGATCATTGACTACGCGTGGGCGTTGGCACGACGCAAGGTCTCGAATCGGTTCACGGCGACGACCGTCGGCGCGATCGCGGCCTCGCTCATGACGGCCGCGCCCGTCGGGTATACGTTGCAGGTCGAGGCCGATATCGCGGCCGCGCGGATCGACGAGATCACGTTTACCGAGCAAAACCTCGACGACGCGATCGGGCAACTCTGCAAACGCGTCGGCGGGGATTGGCAATGCGATTACCGTAAAGTCATTCACGTCTTTTTTACCGATACGGTCAGCACCCCGCCGACGCTCGTTAACGCCGTCCACAAATCACTGGCCGGGATCGAGTGGACGCGCGATCTGTCGCAAGTCGTCACGCGCGTATATGTCGACGCGGGCGGATCCGAGGCTCTTGAGGCGATCCAGCCCGGCGAGACCATGATCCCCGTCGGTACGGCCGTGTGGTACGAGACGGCGGGCGGCGTCGCGCTCGCCGGGCCGCAACGGGTGAAGTACGGCGCGGTCGACCTCGGGGGCGGCGGGTCGCTCGTCGGCCCGGGCGCGGCGCCGACGGCGCCGATTAATGCGCTCGTTGTCCCGGGCGCGGGCGTCACGGCGGGCGCGCACGATTACGCCGTCACGTATGTCACGGTGAACGGCGAATCGGTCCCGAGTCCGCGCGTGAGCGTCGCTGTCGGCGTGATCGCGCCGCCGACGGCCGCCCCCGCGATCGGATCGCCCCTCCTCGCAGGCACCGGCCCCGACCCGGGCGCGCACGAGTACGCGATCACGTACTACGTGCCCGGCAGCGGGGAAACGACGCCCGGGCCGCGCGTCGGGGTCAGTACGGATCTCACGCCGCCGCCGACGACGGGGCCGTCGGCAACCCTCGGGGCACAGGGCGCCGGGCCGGATTACGGGACGCATGACTACGCGGTCACGTTCGTGACGGCGAGCGGCGAAACGACGCCGTCGCCGATTGGCGGATCGGTGACGACGGGCAACGCGCCGATCGCGCCGCCGACGAGCGCGCCAACGCCGCAACCCCCGACGGCGGGCGGCGCCGTCGACTCGGGGAACCATTCGTACGCGTTTACGTTCCTCACGGCGAGCGGCGAAACGACGCCGGGCACGTACAACAGCGTCGCCGTGGGCGCGAACGAGATCAACGCCACACAGGGGCCGGACTGTGCCCCGAGTCCGGGCGGTACCAACGCCGTCGCCGCCGGGACGCATATCTTTTACGCCTATACGTACCTGTCGAGCGCGGGGGAAACGACGCCGTCGCCCGCGACCGAAACCGTTACCGTGCAGTATCCCGGGTACCCGAGTTCGTTCTCGTACTACACGGCGATTACCCCCAAGGTCTCGAACGACGCGCGCGTGACACAGATCGCGATCTATCGGCGGCGGCCCACCGATTCGTATAACCCGAACTGGACGCGGATCGGCACGGTCGCAAATACCCCCGTGGGCGGCAGCGGAAACGCCCCGGCATACGCTGACGATTACAACATTAGCGGCGCGGCGGGGCCGCCCGCGACGAACCCGACCGATCCGAATCACACCGTCCCGATCACCAACATTGCGACCGGCCCGGCGGGCACGACGGGGCGACGGATCTATCGCACAAAGGCGAGCGGCGGCGGGGCGTACCTCGTCGCGACGATTAACAACAATTCGTCGACGACGTACACCGACACGATCGCCGATGCCGCCCTCGGGGCGGCGGTTCCGACGACGAACACGGCGTACGCGCTCGTCGCCGTCAACGTCGCGGATATTCCGCGCGGGACCGGCAATAGTAGCGGCGTCGTGACGGCGCGCAAGCTCTATCGGCGGTCGGGCGGCGCGGGGTTACGGTACCTCGACACGATCGGCAACAACTCGACGACGACGTACACCGACACGAAAGCAAACGCCGCCCTCGGGGCCGCGCCGCCCGCGACGAACTCGGCGACGCTGCGCGTAATCCCGCTCGTGAGCATTCCGATCGGGCCGTCGATTGTCGCGAACCGCAATCTATACCGCACGAAGATCGGAAGCTCGACCCTGTTTTTCGTCCGCACGCTCGACAACGTCGTAACGACGTACACGGATACGACCAACGACGCGAGCCTCGGCGTTGCGGCGCCGTCGGTCAACAACGCGATCGCGTCGCAAGTGCAACTCTCGGCGATCCCCCTCGGCGCGGCCGCCGTGACGGCGCGCAAGCTTTACCGCACGAAAGCGGGCCTCTCACAATTGCAATTGTTGGCGACGCTTGCCGACAACACGACGTCGGCGTACACCGACACGATCGCCGACGCGGCCCTCGGCGCGAATGCCCCGACCTCCGACACGTCGGCCCTCACGCAACCGTCGGGGTCGGTCGTCGTCGGGTCCACCGTGTTACCGTGCGCGAGCGTCGCGAGATTCCGCGCGGGCGGCGGGTGGGCGATCGCGGGATCGCA